GTCGGAGTCAAATCTACATCATGGGGTTCAAAGAAGCAGATCTCTCTACACGTTACGAGAGGTCAATCTAGAGGTCAATCCCAGGAATCTAGTGCAAGGTTTTGGTAGCCTTGAACACCGTTCTACTGAAGGAGGTCAATCTAGAGGTCAATCTTTTCACGTGCATGTGCATCATGGAGAATACTAGTGGAAGGTTTTGGTAGCTCTTCAACACCGTTCAATCCTCATACTTCTCTGAACGAGAACATAATGCAGACTTGTCTCTTTTAAGCCTATGAATTGAGTTTTGATTTCTAACTAATCCATTTCGCCAATTATTGGTAGGCGCATCCCTAGCTGTTTTTAATTTCTGCAAAACAACAAACTTTACCATACTTCATCATGGTATGACAACTTTTTACATCAAAGTTGCAAACGGTCGTTCTTTCCTAAGAATTTCCAAGAATCACCTTACTTGTAAGGTGGCAAATCACCTAGGTTCTCTCCTAGGGCTCAACTCATTTCATCGTCGAGCTATCCTTGCTCTTATCACTTAGGTTTCGTGAGCAAGAAACGGTCCCCACACTTTCATTCAAAAGGGTAACAGTTGTGAACTGTATTTTGTTTGAAACCCGGTCGTGGCCTTTTAAATGGCCACAATGCGCAAAATTGGTGTTTGCGTAGCAGCAGTACCACTGCTGAAAACTCCAGTCGCGCGCACCTCATAAAATGAGGTGCTAGTAGCTGACACAAAATATGTCAGAGACATGGGAACGCGACCAGCAGCCAAAACTGCATCAGCTGTCGCTATTTCCAGAGTCGTCACTCCATCTCTAACCAGAGAGAGCTGTGACTGTGTACTATTCCCAGTATATGTCATCTCACAGGTGATGTCAATCAGGTAATTTCCTGCTGGGAGGGTGATCGCTCCCACCAAGTTAGTGTAACTTATACCTGATGCTAACACGGTGCTCCATAACAATGTCAGGGGCACAGATGACGTGAGTGCCCTGCTAGCATCACCTAGCAGGGTCACGGAGTTATTGCGTGGGGCTACTGACACAGCGTCCAACACCGGGACACTAAACGTAACGCTATATCGCACACGCAACTCTCCAATTTCAGAAGTGTTCTGCAAACCTTGGGTGGCTATATTAAAATTGCCAGCATCATAGGTTTTTATATCAGCACTTCCAGGAACTCCTCCTCTACGCACATACAACACAGGGTTCAAAGGATGAAGTTGCTTAGCCAGCAAGTGCATACGCAAATTCTCGCAGGGCATTCCATCCACCCTAGGATCTGAGTCCTCCATTTGTTGTTTGGAGGTGGGAGCTGGGTCACTCGCGTCGAAATCAACAGACATAATGACCTTACCAGTAGTGCCGTTTGTAGCAAATTCCGACACTTCCCTTTTATAATAAAATTCTAAATAATTAAAGCGGTACTTTTCCCATTGAATGGCTTGTTGTGATAGCCACGGGAATGTCGTCGCTTGACCAGGATTTATTGGATATTGTGTTACGGCAAAAGCAACACTGCCGTTAACAGCTCCAATGAACTCATCTTCCACCACAGTACAACTCTTCTTCGAGCGCATTCCTGTTTTTGTGGAATTTGAGGGTGCAGGCCTATTCCTGCGTTTCCGCGCAACAACCATTTGCTTCCCAGCTTGTGGTGGGGGTTTCTGTGCGCGACGCCGTTTGTTAGTGGCGTTTCTCTTTCTCGTTTGGGGTTTTCCCCGTTTACTATTCACTTTAGACGCGTTCATTAAGTTTTTGTTAGGCGGGCTCCACTTTACACTAGCTCCTAACACACTTTGTGGACGAAGGAAAATTGGACGTTGTCCAGTGAATAAACGATAATACTGTGAATCATCTTTTATCTGAGTTTTCGCTGAGATCCAGCGACCATCCTCAAACAAGACATCATCATACTTATCCAAAAGCCATGATATGACTGACCGACAGAAACGTCGAAAGGAAATGTCAGTCCAACCAACACTCAGCATAGCAGCTGTTCTTTCTAGTGTTGTACATGGCGTGATGTCGAGTTTGGGTGCATAAAGCAATGAACTCATCAACTTGGCCCTGCTATATACAGGAACCGCTACGCCATCTAAAAAGACGGTATGTGCTGAAAGGAAGTCCAAATCCTCCGGTTTCCTATGTTCTAACGAGTCTGTGGTTGTGGTGACACCTAGCGTGTTCCAAGTTTGAATAACACTGCGCGCATTGTAAAATGGATGCGCGAGATCCGAAACGGACCAGGTGTTATCATCTCCAACCAGAGCTTTAGCAGTATTGAGTTCAAAAGACTCAAAGGTACGTTCCTCAGAAGGACTATTACGGATCCAAGCATACGCCAAAAGCGTGTATAGGATCAACGTGTTATCCGTAATTGTGTTCACTGAACCAGAAGGGTTGCCGGTCTTTTTCATAACTAACACTCCTTCCTGCGTGACAATGACACTATGAACCAAATTGCGGTAGTAGTTCTTGAGGCGGCGCAAATTGTCGTCAGTCTGGTCCTCTGAACGAAGCATTTTCCACCTGAGCAATGCACAACCCCACATCATATAAGCTCGCAGTGAGGAGTCATAAGCCGACTCATCCAAAGCGTAACCTTTCTTAAAAGTTTTGAGCTTGATATAGAGCTTATTCCAGTTGCCGTAATAAGGGGACATACCAACAGCGGAACTGGTTTTAAGATGACTAGCGTACATGCGCTCATTCATGTCCACAAACAACCGCGTTCCGTGGACTGTTGCATCACAACCACCAGCGGTGAACGTCCGTATGCTGTTTTCTATTATCTTCTCAGTCGGACGTATCTCTTCTTTAAGCGAGTTTGTGAATATAGTAGTCCATAAGGGATCATTAGCCAACCTGTCCCAATCTTCCTGGAGCCACTCATCAATAGTGGGATCACTTTCAAACAACTCTCTCTTTGTCTTATAAAGCTGATTAAAAGGGGCTCCACAGGAGGTCGACATATCCATCTTCTGTTTCGCTTCTTCATAAGAAAGAACGCGGGCGCCACTCATGTATAACCCAAAGTGGCGTGTAGTCCATTCCCAAGCTAGGTTCATATCGGATACCATCTCATCGCTCATTGGAAGCAAGGGCTTAGCATACTTAGCCAAGGATTTATAAGCCGCTTGAGGATTTGGGGTTGGGAGTCCCCATTCCTCTGGAAGCTGGATTTTCTTTTCATCCAGATAACACCTTAGTTGTGGGTCCATGATACGTTTGTTCACGTACCTGGGGTGCCTTTGTATCGCACCTACGAGTGGGAAGTACTCCTCACTCAAGTAATTCTGATGATCATCAGACAAATAACAAGTGTCAGTAATAACACTCGCCCCACCCTTGTGCGTGTACTCACAAGGGTATCTTCCCCAAAAAGGGGAAGTCCCTACAAGTTCTGACGGTAGGGGGGGCGCGACTGAAAAACCAGCCCAACGTGGCGGGCATTGTTATCAGTCTTAGCAGTTTCAATGAAAGCTGGTGTGACAGGGTCAAAACGTCCAAAACCCTTGCCATCACCATGGGTCCAGAAACCAACGATCTTCCCATCCAAATTCAAAACAGGAGCTGTGCAATCACCACAAATTGTGGCAGCATTACACCAGCCCATGGGTGAGGCAAAACCATTCTTCAACTCTGGTTCTACACTATTTCCACCACCGTAACCAAAAATGCTAACTATAGCAGCCGCTTCCAAAACCTTAAAATCCTTAGTTTTGAAAGGGGAACTAATTCCATTAACCGGAAAATAGCCTATCTCTTTAGTTACAACAACCAAATCCTTACCACATAATTCCAGTGTATGGGCATGGTTGCTAGCGGTGTACTTGCTAGTTAAATCCTCACTCAAACAGTGTAACACAACATACAGTCGATTACCAACATGTGTTGCTGTGCAGGCGTAGCGGCCATCTACAAAGAACTTGTAGACTCCAGCTGCCAGGGAGGTGGGAAAGAACCCTTGAGGCCGCATTTGATTCTTGGCGGCGTTAAAGGCTCTTTGTGCATCTTTGATGAAGTCCTTCTTAATGGCAGGTGTAACAAAAACACTTCTGCGTTTGGACTTATAAATAGCCCGACGTTCACTATCATGTGGTCTTAGATCAAGTTTTGTTCCATCGGGACCTTGGCGGTACACATAAGACTTTCCATTCTTTGGAGGAAGTCCGTAGTACTCATCAAAGGAATCATCAAAGGAGTCTGAATAATCAGAGCGGGAATCATATCCCTCATCTGAACGATAGTCATCGACAGGAGCTTCAGGGTTTTCAGCATCATTTTCGGCTCCTCCGGAGTTCACCAAGGAGAAGTCTTCTGTCTCATTATCATCAGACTTGCTAGAACCAGCCTTACGCTTACGGCTCGGTTTATGCTTGTTATTACCATGGTCATTATTTCGGCGTTTCTTCCTACTCTGAGGGAGCGCCTTATAGGTCTCTCCATCAGTAGACATCGCTTTAAAAAGCATAGCAATGACCAACATAGCAGCGGCTCCTTTCATAACCAAAGGAGCGACCGCCGCAATTTTGTTCCGATAGTAAGCAATACTAGCCTGTCGTCGGTCTGCAAAGTGCGTTTGCATAAGTTTGCTATACTGATGAATGACGCTATTTGGAGGTGTTGATTCAACTCCTCCTGCCATAACGCTTTCAATCACTTCTAGATCTTCTCCTAGTGGATCAAAAGCGTAGACATTATCATACACTTTTTCTAGACACCACTCAACAGCACCTACCATAGTATTGTGTGTGCTGCTTTCCTGCTCATCACCAACAGCCTGGGGTTTCAACACTTCCCCAGCCTTACAAAATGCTATTGGCTTATTAAGAACAGTATTCTTTTTCACCTTTTTAGTTCTTTTTGGAATGGTTGGAGGGCCGCATGTTTTCCTTTGTGTACTTTCACATGCTTTGTCAGTTGGCAGTGCACCTAAACCAAGGCGCGTCCTATCTTTGCGTGCCTCTCCGGCCTGAACTAAATCATCGAGTACTTCTGCGACAGGGGACAACTTAGCGTCAGCCATCATACTTATTGACTCATCAATTTTCTCCCTCGAGAAATTGATAGATGGCGCTTCTTCGTCGTCATCGGAACTTGAGGTGGAATTAATAACACATGTATCACGGGCTTTTCCATCCTCATCAGAATTCGATTCTGCTCGAAATCGTTCCACGTCAGCATCTGACGATACACGGAACCGATCTGCCAGCTTTGCATAATCTGCAAGTGTGCGATCGATTCTCTCTCTTTCCGACAAATCTTGCATTTCCTTGCGCAACTCTGTCGCGTCCTCTGGGAGGTCTTCAAACTCAACCTCCCCATTCCACCAACGGCGCATCCAATCTAGGATCCAAGTGGCGGCAGGAACCGATTTCAACAACTCAAGCAAAGGCTTGAGAGTGTTTGTCATTTTTCTAGCACCATAAATTGGTGCTAATATTAACATGGCTAATGACAACAAACCAGTAGCTCCAATTCCAAACTTATTAGCATCGGATCGGAGACTTTGGGGGTATAAGCGCCCTTTGTTGCTAAATTTGTACAGGGAAAACAATCCCCAGCACAAACCTCCAACGGTTGGAATTAAAACTGATCCAACCAGAGCAATCCCAATTTGAGTTAAGAACATCAATTTCTGGGACTCCTTATACGCCGCAAACTCTTGCAAAGCAAATTGTTTAAGAGAAACAAACTCTGTTCCTACAAACAACATAACCTGAGCCTTCACATCCTTGTACTCATCCCACACTGTCGCCATACCAAAAGGCATGTGCACAAACAAGCGCGCGATTGCATACAACAGATATGCAAAGGTAATGTAGACCAAAGCTTTGGCAACGCTGAGTATTATAAATTCAAAATACACAGCACCTACAAGATTAG